CTCCGTTTAGTCTGCTAACCCCCTAGTGCAGGAGGGCACTAGTTCAGAAATGAGTCTTCTGATTCAGCAGACCGTTACGGTTAGGGACGTGTCAAAAATCTTTCAGTGGAATACTATTATTAATAAAATTAATAACAGGTCCATCTGTTTAAGATGACTTTCAATAGGTGTCGGCATTCCGACAACATTGCTAGAGAACTTACCTTTACTGCGGTTGAATAATAAAACAACTCACAATAAACACAAGTAGTTAAGTATAAATCTGGTCACGATCAGGGATTTTCTTCCTGACAACCTTAATTTCGATCCTCAATCATGTAAACTTAAACATTATGGTTTAGTTTAAGCCTATGTTAATCATGATTGACCTTTCGGGAATTTATACTGCTACTGCACACTTCCATCCACACTACACTCAATCAGTGTAGACTTCCGTGAATAGTAATCTCTACCAAGAGGTTGCCCTGATCTATAACTTAGATAGTTATATGTCTATAATAGTGAGCATATTATTTAATATAGCCGTTCCTTCCTAATCAGTCTGTAAGTTTATTTCATAGCTTACATTGACCGCCGAAGGCTCCAACTATATTAATTTTATCTCCTATGTCCTGTATAACGGTGACTATGTAAAAAATATTAAAACTTTTTTACAGTTAGGTTACTTAGAGATCACTAAATCTAGGTTTAACAAACCATCGAGTTTAACTCGATTCGATTTAGCCGCTTGAGCGCTTACCATACTTATCTGTTCTAGATAAGAACTCTAATTTCTTAGAGCATTGGCCTACTACTCGGCTGACACCAACCATCCCTGGTTGATGTTTTTTCTCGCCTTCGTCCCCGTCCCTTACATAGGGTGTTATACAGTAATATAGACTATTGACTAAATGTCATAGACCAGACCTATTCGGGTAAGAGTTATTTTAAACAACTTTATTTAAGTATTTAATATTAAATCTACTGATTATACAAACAGGTTATATATCATCAAAGGACAATATAATCTTAAGTCCCTGTTCACTCAATTTAATATTAAAGCTAAAGTAGGAAAATAGGTAATAAGCCTATTAACTATTTTAACCTTACACCTAGATTTGAAGACTTCCATAATCTTATGAATCGAGACACTGATGACTTAGTTACTTGAACTATTCTTCTTTGTTCCCTTTCAACGAAAGGTAACAAAGATAAATCATTTTCTATTGAAACTAATTTACTTAGAATAGTCTCGAAAAGGTCGATTTTTGATAAAGAATCAACCTCGTCGATTAAAGCAACTAATTCACGAACTTTAAGAAGTGTATCCATATATTGGTTTCTGTAAACAAATTCGTTTATCAGAATAACATATGAATACAGCTCATTAGAAATTGGCATATCCCTAAGATCTAATTTATGATCTTTCGAATATGGACGTAATAACGAACATATTCTAGGATCTTGATCGAAAGAGATAATACCATAATGAGCCCTTGTTCTATCAACTGTAACTAAATATCTCAAAAGAGACATAGAGTTATCTAGTTTACTGATTTGTTTCCTTATCAGGGAAACATAAGAATCAGTAAGACCTTGAAATACAGATTCCTTAACTGGAACTTTCTGTACTAAGGATCTTATAGACAAGAAATCTTTAAAGGCTTCAGGTGTTCAATCCTTAGGAAAAAGTGATGATAAGATTATAGCTCTCATACGACCGGATAACTTTCTCAATGGATTTGTAATCTTAGATAAAGACTTATAACCGAAATGGTTAAAAGCTAATATCTGAGATAAGGAAGTTTTGTATTTTCGCATTAATTCAATTGATGCAGAAATACTAACTGTCCCAGCATATACTTCTTTTAGAGGTATAGCTGAACAATCCTTCTTATTATAGAAGTATCGTTTGGCAAATTCAAGAGAGTTACCGGAAGGTGAAATTAGGGATTTATGAATTCCTACTTTCACACCAATCCAACTCATAATTTCTAAATATTTATGAGCGATTGGCCCGTCGGCTATAACTACGTCATCACCAAGGATTGCATAGTCTTCAAACCATCTATTCTTTCCGCACACGAGAAATGCCGCGAATTGCACGATAAAATGATGTGTAACCGCGAGCATTGCTCAAGATGTGAGTGCTCCCATAGGTTGCCCGGCTCCATAGTACAACTGGTTCAGATTCTTTTGTTTATCTTTCATCGAAAGAAATTCAGAAGCTGACTTAGGAAGACTATAAGGCCGGCCGATTAGCATTATTGATCATAATCTGGCAAAATTTGCCCCTACTAAAGGACTTAACACGATCATCTGAAGGACTATTGGAAGTCTATCAGTGGCCGCGCTCAGATCCAGAGAATAAAGAGATTTGTTCTTCTGGAGTAGAGCCTTTAAAGGTTTGATTTGATCAAATGTACCATCTTGAGGAATTTTCCCAAGAATGGTAAATAATCGTTTATGCAATGGGTCCATAACCCATTGAGTCACACAATCTACAAGAGCAAAGACTCTTACTTTTCCTGCAGGTTCGGGTTTTAAACCGAGTCCTCCTAGTGTTTTACACTTACTTATAAATTTCTCAGGTCAACTAGAGATCTTAACACCCGTCTCAATGAAACGGATAAAAGATATATTTCCAGTTGATTTTAAGTAATCATATAAGTAGGGTAAATTGCTAGAGGACTTCCATAAGAATATAGAACTTAAAACACCCATGTATGAACTGGAAATCATTCCAGCAAAACTTGGTGAAGAAGTCGCTATACCAAATGGCCTTACCTGCAGTTCCTTTAATGCCTTCAGCTTGTCTCTTAAAGCAAGCCGTAACCACCTATCATTCGTCTGCTCTAACAAGAGCTTTCAAAAGCTAAGTGCGAACACCGATATCTGATAAAACAGATCTTGGCGGAAGGAAGAAGGATCTACAATAGTAGATAAATTTAAGAGTCCGGGAAAAGAAAGAACTCGGTATAAATTAAATAAAGTTGTCCATAGTTTAATATAATAAACATTGCCATTTCTAATATGGATTCTGTGAAGGATAGGAATAATTTGAGGAAGCTTTGATCCTCTCTTACGAGCGAATCTGCATCCTAAATTAGTAATATCCTTCCCAGCAGTCCCTGCTAGAGCTTGCATTAGATTAACGTTCTGAGCTTTCAAGTAAATAACAAGAAATTTCAGTCCGCTCTTCTTCTGCAAATGGTAACATTTACCAAGAAAAACTATGGTTACTCTTACTGTTCCGTTAGAAAGTCGTCCTTCCATTAGTCTAAAGGCTTTAATAAACCAATTTACTAATGGTCGACCCGTTTTTACACGGATCATGGCACTAAAGAAAGTACCTAAATCTTTTGTCGCAGAATTAAATATATATTTTATATTATTTTTTGTAGCCTTAGATTTAGATAATTTTCCTTTAGACTTCAGTTTTCTCATAAGAGAGCTGCAGCCACCCTTCACAGGGAAGTCGGATAACTTTCGGTTTCATAACAATAATTGTTTGAAGACGCGAGAAGCCCCCTCTTATAGCTTATCTGATGAAGATAGAAGTTTTTGCTTCTAGAGCTTCATTTCGACGTATACTATAAGAATTTCGATTTACATCTATCGATATATTTCTAGCTTTCCTGTCAACATAAACTTTGTTTATGGCCGATTAGTGTGCACGTGTTTAACCACTTCTTAACATCCTTTCCTTCTACGGAAGTATAGGGTGCTAGCCTAACTACTTACGCATGCTCTGCGAAAGCCGAAGCTACTCAGCGTATTAAGGTTAGTTAAATCGTTACACAATAGTGATTGCCCTCCGGGGTTCACGGTACATACTCGATTAAGAGTAACGCTTACTGTGAAGATCTAAAGGTCTTTATAGAATAAGCTATAGGAAATAAATTTCCT